CCGCTGGAAGACCTCACCCTGCGCCAGCGCATCACCGATCGCTACCTCATCAACTTCGCCAGCCAGATCAATCGCTAACCGGAGAGCTGCGCCATGGCCATGCCGCGCAAACTGAAAAACCTCAACCTGTTCAACGATGCCAACAGCTACGTCGGCGTCGTGAAGTCGGTCGTCCTGCCGCCCCTGGGTCGCAAGATGGAAGCCTATCGCGGCGGCGGCATGAACGGCCCGGTCAAGGCTGACCTGGGCTTCTCCGACGACGGCATCCAGTTCGAATGGAAGACCGGCGGTCTGGATCTGATTTCCCTGCGCCAGTTCGGCGCCGTCAATGCGTCAGGCGTTGCGCTACGGTTCGCCGGCTCCTTCCAACAGGACGACACCGGCGACGTCAGCGCCGTGGAAGTCGTCCTGCGCGGGCGCCACGAAACCATCGAGATGGGCGACCACGAGCCCGGCGAAGACACCGAACACAGCGTCACCACCACCTGTTCCTACTACAAGCTCATCGTCGACAGCGAAGACATCATCGAAATCGACTTGCTCAACTTCATCGAGAAGGTCAACGGCGTCGACCTGCTCGAAAAGCAACGCGCCGCTCTTGGCCTCTAACCCTTGGAAAGCTTTATGCAGACCGTTGAAATCCAACCCCTCGCCGACGACAACACCGTCACCCTCGACGCGCCCATCAAACGCGGCAAGACCACCATCGACGTCATCACGCTGCGCAAACCTTCATCAGGCGAACTGCGCGGAGTGCACCTGGTGGAGTTGCTGAACATGGACGTGGCCACCCTGATGAAGATCCTGCCGCGCATCACTTCTCCCGGCATCACCGCACCGGAAGCCGCCGCTATGGACCCGGCCGACCTGCTCGCCTGTGGCAGCAAGATTTCAGGTTTTTTGTTGCAGAAATCGGCGAAGACGGACGCCTTCCTCGTTGCGTAGAGGACGCCATGGCTGACCTGGCGGTGGTCTTTCACTGGGCACCGGCTGATATGAATCAGCTGGGCCTGCAAGAGCTGATGGAATGGCGCGAGCGCGCCAGGGTGCGGAGTGTCGACGATGGCGAATGACTTAAAACTTCGGGTGCTGCTGAGCGCCATAGACAAGGCGACACGCCCACTCAAGGCCATCAACCACGGCAGCATCGGCGCCGCCCGGGCGCTCAAAGAAGCGCGCGATAGCCTCAAGGCACTTAACGCGCAACAGAAAGACATCAGCGCCTGGCGCGCACAACGTGCGGCCGCCGAACGGACTGAACAGGCCCTAGGTGCCGCGCGGGACGAGGTCAAGGCACTCAGTCAGCAGTTCTCGGCCACGGGCGCCCCCACTAAAGCCATGTCCAAGGACTTTCGCGCGGCCGTGCGTGAGGCCCAGAAGCTTAAGCAGCAACATCAACTCAACAGCGAGCAGCTGCAGAACCTGCGGGGTCGATTGAACGCTGCCGGCGTCAGCACCAAGAACCTCGGCGACCATGAGCGCCAATTGCGAGACCAGGTCCGCTCAACCAACCACAGCATTAGCGAACAAACCAAACGCCTCGCGGCACTGGGCGCTCAACAGCGACGACTGGCCGCAGCTCGCGCGAGCTTTGATCAATCCAAAAACCTCGCCCGCGACATGGCGGGCAAAGGTGCCGCCGCCACCGCTGGCGGAAGTGCGACCTTGTATGCCGGCGCAAAGCTGCTCGCGCCGGGCATCGACTTCGACGCCAGCATGAGCAAAGTGCAAGCGATCTCTCGGCTGGATAGGAACTCAGAGGCGCTAGGGGCATTGCGCAACCAGGCGCGCGAACTGGGCGGCAAAACCCAGTTCACCGCCGGCCAGGCGGCGGACGCTCAAGGCTTTCTTGGCATGGCTGGATTCGACCCCACGGCGATCAACGCCGCCCTGCCGGGGATGCTCGACCTCGCGGCCGCCGGCGGTGCCGATCTGGCACAGACCGCCGACATCGCCTCAAACATCCTGTCCGGACTCGGCATGAGCGCCAGCCAAATGGGCAAATTGGGTGATGTGCTGGTGGGCACTTTCACGCGCTCCAATACCAACCTGCAGATGCTTGGCGACACCATGAAGTACGCCGCCCCGATGGCGAAAACCTACGGCGTTGAGCTGGAAGTGGCCGCCGCCATGGCCGGCAAACTGGGTGATGCTGGTTTGCAAGGCAGCATGGGCGGCACCGCGCTCAGTTCCATCATGAACCGCTTGGCCGCCCCGCCCAAGGCCGCGGAAAAAGCCTTGCAACAACTGAAGATCGCCACCGCCGACGCCCACGGCAACTTGCGCAACCTGCCGGACATTCTCAAAGAGATCTACGACAAAACCCAAGACCTGGGCACCGCCTCAAAAGGTGGACTGTTCAAAGCCATCGCCGGTGAAGAAGCGGTCAAAGGCATGGCCCAACTGGTGGAGCAAGCGGGCACGGGTGAGCTGCAAAAGTTGATCGTGAGCCTGCGGCAAAGTCAGGGCGAAGCGTCGCGAACGGCAAGCGTCATGGCCGACAACCTCAAGGGTGATTTGAGGACCTTAAGCAGTGCTTGGGAAGATCTCGGCATCGAGCTTCAAACCCAGCAGGATGGGCCGTTGCGCGGGCTGATTCAGTCCGTCACTGAGGTCATTCGGGGCATCAAAAGCTGGGCCAACGAAAACCCGAACCTTGCCGCCGGGCTGGTGAAAACCATCGCCATCATCGCCGCCCTGGCCATCGCTCTCGGCGGATTGTTGATGGCCACGGCCAGCGTCCTGCTGCCGTTTGCAGCGTTGCGCTTGATGTTTGCCTTGATGGGCCTTCGACTACCCGGGTTGATCAGCCTGCTGTGGAAACTCGGTCGTTTCGTGCTGCCCTTCGTTGGCAAAGCGCTGCTCATGCTCGGGCGTGCATTGATGCTCAACCCCATCGGGTTAGCGATCACTGCCATCGCCGGGGCGGCTTACCTGATCTACGAAAACTGGGACGCCGTGAAGGCTTACTTCACCGACGCATGGAAGGAAATCAAAGCCGGGTTCAACGGCGGCACGAGCGGCATCCTCAAGACCCTGGCCAACTTCAGCCCCATCGGACTGCTCTACCGTGCCTTCTCTGCGGTGATGAAATACCTGGGCATCGACCTGCCCAGCCGCTTTACCGAGTTCGGCGGGATGATCATCGACGGTCTGGTCAACGGGCTGAAGGCCGGCTTCGGCAAACTCAAAGACGTCATGGGCGAGATCAGCGATTCGACCATTGGCTGGTTCAAGGAAAAGCTCGGTATCCAGAGCCCGTCGCGGGTGTTTGCCGAACTGGGTGGTTTCACCATGGCGGGACTCGCTCAAGGACTGGAGCGCAGCCAGCATGAACCTATCGGTGCGATGGCCAATGTCAGCAATCGACTCATGACCACGACCCGCGCCATCACGCTCGCGCAGAACACCAAGCCGTCTTCATTGACCGTAGATAACCGAGCACCACTCAAACCTGCCCAGCGGCCGGCCTACGACAGTAACGACACCTACGAAATAACCATCCACTCCACGCCGGGCATGGACCCGCTGGCGATTGGTCGCGCCGTGCGCGCTGAGCTGACCCGCGTCCAGTACGAGAAAGATGCCCGTCAACGCAGCCGCTTGGCCGACCTGGAATAATCCCCATGATGCTTGCCCTGGGCATGTTCGTCTTCAGCCTCTCCACCGCAGCTTATCAAACACTGCAACGCCAGACCGAATGGCGCCATGTCAGCAACTCACGGGTCGGCGCAGCCCCGGCTCGGCAATTTGTCGGACGTGGCGAAGACGCCATCACCCTCCCCGGCGTCATCCTGCCGGAGCTAGCCGGTAGCGCGCTCAGCCTGGATGCATTGCGCCTTATGGCCAACACCGGCAAGGCGTGGCCCATGGTGGAAGGCAGCGGCCGTATCTACGGCCTGTGGGTGATCGAGAGCTTGAACGAAACCAAGACTGTGTTTTTCCGCGACGGCACATCGCGCAGGATCGAATTCAGCCTCAGCCTCAAACGGATCGACGACGACCGCATTGACCTGATTGGCGCCGGGACAAGCGTGGGCGTCAGCATCATGAGGGCCTTGCTGTGATCGATGCGGCGCTCTCCCGGGTGACCGGTTTTCTGAACGACGCCGCCGAGCGTTACCGGCGCGCCGCCGCTTACCCAGTCCCGGCCATCCGCATCACCGTCGATGACAACGACATCGCCCCGGCGATCATCCCTCGACTGATCAGCCTCGATCTGCTGGACAACCGCGGGATCGAGGCCGACCAGTTGACCATCACCCTCAGTGACCACGACGGACTACTGGCGATTCCGCCCAAGGGCGCGATCATTCGGCTCTGGCTCGGCTGGAGTGATACCGGCCTTGTGGACAAAGGCACCTACACCGTCGATGAAACCGAACACAGCGGCGCCCCGGACGTGCTGAGCATCCGCGCTCGTTCGGCGGACTTTCGTAAAAGCCTGAAGACCAAACGCGAACGCAGCTGGAGCGATACCACGCTCGGTGACGTCCTGGGCGACATCGCCTTGGGCAACGGTCTGACCGCAACCATCGCCGCCGCCCTCAATGGCTTGCCCATCCTGCAACTTGATCAGGCCAATGAATCCGATGCCAACCTGATCAGCCGTATCGGTGAGGAGTTCGACGCCGTAGTCACCATCAAGGCCGGCTGCCTTTTATGTCTGCCAGCAGGCGGCGGCAAGACCGCCAGCGGCGCCAAGCTGCCGCACATCATCCTCACCCGCGCCGACGGCGACCAGCACCGCTACCTCCAAGCCGATCGCGACCGCTACGACGGCGTGCGCGCCTATTTCTACGACGTGAACAACGCCAAGAAAGAGACAGCCATTGCCGGCGGCGGCGAACACCTCAAGGACCTGCGCCACACCTACAGCGACCGACAGTCCGCCCT